CTTCTAATTGATAATATGTGGTTATTGGTAAATACTTTGTTTGGTCATATGCAAAAGTTGTTCCAAATGTTTTTAATGGAAACATATCTCTACCTTTGACTCTAATTTTTATTTTTTGGTCTTGGGGATATTCATTCTTTAAATTTTGAAAAACAACTTTATAATCATCATCAGATATCGAACCTGTTACAGGTGTTAAACTTCCAGTTACAAAAGATTGGTCATTCCAAACCAATTCTAATTTAGGTTCATATATTGTATTTGTTTCTTTTGAAAAGAATTTTAATAAACCATAATCTAAATCATTGTTTTCCGTATCAATACTATGCCTAATTATAAATCCATTATTTGGTAAAGAACCACTACACCACAATCTAACAATATCACTAACGTCCATTCTAATATCATCCGGTTCATTACTAAACGATTGAGTTGCAGAACCTGTAATATACCAAGTACCACCCTCCGCATTTGCAGAACCCGTTGTGCCCGTTGTAAAGACTGCAGTTCCTGCTATAACATTATCTTGCCAAGCATTAATACCATCTCTATATTTCCAACTAACACCATCCGATGTTACATTATCAAATTTGGTACCCGTTCCCATTATCCAACTTTGAGATACCGCATTTGCATATAATTTATATTCTAAAGGTATTTCTTCCGAATTAGCTGAACGTAATACTAAATACGATTGCCAGCTGCCTGTTCCAATTGATTGTATTTCTGACTTTATTGAACCTGTGTCGAATTTAATTAACGTTCTAGTTATATCTTTTGTAGAACCATAATAAAGTTTACCTACTTCTAATATTTCATCCCTACCAGCGTTTTGGTCGGGTTGTTGTAAGTAAATACTCGCATCGTATGATGATGTAAAAAATTTATGCATTATATTGCCCTCCCTTTTATGTCCTTATTAGGATATTTGATTTCAAATATACATGGGTCTAACGATGGATAAATCATTTTACCTTTCGTAGCCTCGTCAATGTTATATCTGTTTGGTGAATAGTTACCATCACCACCGGATAAGTTTGTAATTTTAACCGATGGAACACTCATAACTCCTTCGACATTTGCTAATATTAATTCTATTTCTGAAATGTTTATTGGTTTGTTAAATGTCCAATTGTCTATGTTAAAATAATCTTGTAATTCTACTAAACAATTTGCAACAACTTCTCTCTTATTATAGTTTTGATAACAAGCTACTTCAAAATCAATACCAATGTTTACAATGAAACCATCGATTATATTAACTGCATCCGTAATCATTCTATACTCACCCAAATAGGTTTTAAGATTTTGTTTAACTGCAACATTCAATTGTGTTAATTTTTTATCACTATTATAACCCAATACATACATATTTATTGCAAATGGATTATTAACCTCATTAAGTGATGTTTTCTTTTGTTGTAAGTATTTAAGCAATTCTCTTTGAATATCAGCTTTTGATTTATCCTTTAAACCATCTACTATATTTGTAAATTCACTAATACTTTGTGGACTTGCTAAAATGGACGCGGGTGAATTATTATCAATTTCACCATCTTGTGATACATGGACTTTTGCAACCGAACCATATCTTTCCGGCATCGACATTGCTCTTACTATATAATCTTGTTTAGTTACTGCTCTATTTTGAGAACCAAATGTAGCCAATGCATTTTGTCTAATTTCTTCAATCGATTCCGCACCTCTACCACCTATTGCAGGTTCTAAATTTTCAGCAGCTACCGATGTCTTTGTTTCATTATAAGAATCTAATAATGCATCGGGTATTGATAATAAATCTTCTTCAAATTCTATATTAGAAATTCTTGTCAAATCACCCGTATTTACATTTGATTCAACACCACCACCCTTTAAATATTTTACAGTTAAACTTTTACCAGCAGGTGCGATTCCAAATGTATTTGTTTTTAAAAAGTTTGATGGGTCTATATTTTGATTTAATCTATTAACCGAATTAGCTAAACCCAATCCTACATTTTTTGTATTTGGTAAAATTTGTTCATCATTCATTGTAGTATCACCACTTCCAAATTGTAAATCAATCGTATTGTTTGAATTCACTTTTACTGAAAATCTTTTTGGAACTTTTTGTACTTCTAAAATATATGGTACGTTATTTGAATAATCTTCCAATTCACCATTTATATTTGCCTGTTCTATGAAAACACTTTCTTGTGCTAAATACGGAACCTCATACCATTTAGAATTATCGGTAGTTTCTGTAACGGATGTTATTTCTATTATATTATCATCATCTATTGTAGCAGTGGGATAGTCGGTTTCATCTGGTGCAAATGAAACACCTGTTGACACTTCGGTTGCAGAAATAGCTTTTACTTTTTTAGTAAGCAAATACCATAATGGATTACCATTACTATCTCTCGTATGTACATCAACTTCTCTACTTCCAGAGTTTGCAAAATCGACACCATCAATTGTTCTAAATGTTATATCATTGTTTGAGTTGGATTTTATTTCCATGCCATCCTTTATCTTCAAACAAAATCTCTCATCAACTTCAAATCTAGTACCACCTTCGTTATTAAATACCGATGGACATAGTTGGTATACAGTTAATGTTGTTACTGCCGGGGTTGAAATTTTTGGTTTATATCCCATAGATTGTGCCAATGCTATTACATTTTTTCTTTCTGTAACATACATTAACATTGACTCTTTTAATTGAGTATCTTGATAAAAAGATAAAACATCTCCTATTGCAGCAGCTTGTTCAATAAATACCATACCAGGAGACGCTTCGTTGAAATCCGAATATGTATCTGGAAAATATGTTCTAGTAAAATCAATTAGGTTTTGTTTTAAAGTTGAAAAGTCTTTACCAACATAATTGATATTCTTTTTATTACTTCCCCAATTTTTATCCAAAGGTTTAATTGCCATCTTTATTTATTTAATTATTCGGGCCTATTTGTACCCAATCTGATATGTTCGGATTTGACTTTAATGAGAATTTAATATCGAATGCAATTTTGTTATTATCAATATCATTTTCGTCATAATCAAATACTATTTCGTTTATGTTTAAATATGGTAACCAAATATCAACTGCTGCATTAATAGTTGTTTCTATTCTATTTTCTATGTTGGTATCATCCATTGGTTCAAATAACACTCTCCATATATCACAACCAAATTCAGGTTGCATCAGTCTTTCACCTTTTTTTGTTAAGATTAAATTTTTTAAATTATCTTTGGCTTGATTTAGAGTTGTGTAATTAACAGAAAATATACCACCTTTATCGGAACTTTTATTTATTCCAATACCAAGTACTTTATAATTATTTTCTGTTAAATCGTTTACATTAACTTTTCCTAATTCTATTGCCATTATTTATTAAATCTTTTTACTAATTCACTATAATCTCTTGTCAATGCTTTTATTGTAGCATCTTGTAGGCCGTCACCAGTTGATTCAAATTGTTGTGGAATATTTTGAGGTGCTTCCATACCTCTGTAATCCATAGTATCCCAACCTTCATCTTGATATTGTGTTGGTTGTATCATATCTAATACACTACCACCCCCTCCTTGTCCACCTTCTACTCTTTGTGCGGCAGTAAATGGTTCAGTCATATTTAAAATCTCATTTATCATTGGGTCTTTTGAAAATTCCCTTTGAGATTTTGATGGTTGTTGAATTGGTTGTTGTCTTTTAACCGGTGTAGGTGTAACTTCTGTCATCTCTCTCAATGATGGAGTAGATGGTTTCTTCTGTGAGTTTAATGTAACTGCACCAGACTTAATTAGTTTAACAAGTTCTTCTTTTACTTGTAACTTAACTTCGTTTTTAACAACTTCTTTAATTAAAGTTAATAAAATTTCTGATTTCATAATAATTGTTTATATATGTTTTAGTAATAAATATTTGATTTAATAATTTATCCCACAACTCTGTAACCTGTCCAATTTAATATTGCCGGAGCTGGCGGTGCGGGTGGTGGATATTGTGCCATAACTGACATAGTACCACTTGTACCAATTAAATGAAATTTTGCTAATGTTACAAATGGGTCTAATAATATGTTTGTTGGTGGTGAAAATACTAATGTAGGTGGAATAAACCATATATTTGGTATTTGAGGAATTTTACTTCGTATCAAATCATACGCCATAGCTTTCAACTCTTCTTTGGTTGGAACCTTTTCTTTTATCATTTCTTTTAATTCTTTTTTTGTAGGAATTTTCGGAATAGATATACCGGGTAAAGCAATTTCAGGTACTACACCATCTATTGTATCGTTTACATATTTTTTTATTTGTTCTTTTGTTGGTTTTGGATTTGGTATACTATCCGCAATCATAACTGCGGTTTCTACGGCAGCATATATTGGTACAAGTATAACTTCTTCAATCGGTTTTATAATAATTTCTTCTAATTGTTTAACCGCCTCATCTATCAATTTATCTCGTGCTGCTTCTATTAGTTTTCTTTTCTTTGGTAGTTTTGGAAACGGAAACTTAATTGATTTTTTTATTTGAGAACCAATAGATGGTTTTTTCTTTTTTGCTTCCTTCAACTTTTTTAATATATCAACTGCAGCTTTTACAACGGGATGATTTTTAATATTCGGTGCAACTGCTTTGTTATTTAATATTTTTAATGCAGTTTCATAAACTGGAATAGTGATTGGTGGTAGAGGTTCTACTGCGGGTAAAGTTACAATTTGTTTTTTTAATTCATCTTCCAATAGTTTTAAAGCTTTAACTTCGGCTTTATTTTTAGCAGCTGATGCTGCCAATGACGTTGGACTTGGCCCTATGTTTTGAATTGTACCCGGTGCAGGTGGAGTGGACGGCCAACCTAATGGTTTTAAAATTGGATTTGGTAATGGTGACATTTCTGCACCCAACCAATACGCATCAAATGCTGACGGATATATTTCTTCTAATATATTAAAATTCTCATCTTCACTTTCTTGTCCTTTTTTCATCGCTGCTTTAATTACATCGGACATTCCTTTTACATTTCCATTGATTACATTTACACCATATAACATATCACCACCACTACGCTTTATACATTGGTCATATTCGTTTGCATAAAAATCTGCAAAAGCATCGGTATCTTTTGAAAATCTACCAGACACCATTTCTCTTAAAACATTTACTTTAAAGAGTGTCCAAGACATATTACTTGCTTAAAAAATTGTTAGATGATAATAAAGAATTTAATTTTGACTTTATCATATCAAATTCAAACCTATTAGCAGGGCCTTGTTGTGTAGGGCCACAACTTGTACCATAAATTTGTTTATTTATAGCATCAATTAATTCTTTTAATATTTTTACAAGTTCACCACCTAATACCATTTTTTGAACCTGTGCACCCGCTTCACCAACGCCAGTATTTTTTCCTAAATATATTTTACCATTTTCTGAATTTAAAAATATTTGATTAGAACCAGCTGAATGGAATGTTATTTTATTATTAGAATGTAAATAAATTTCTTTTTCGGTATCAACTGAAAAATTACCATCAGTTATGATACCAGTATTACCTTTACCGAATATAATAAATTCTTTTGCTTTTGATGATAATACAATTCTATCGGAATTTACAAATAGTTGGTCACCACTTAAATTTTTTGAATTTGGGTAATCTTTAAAACCTATTTTTGTTTTTTTAATAGTTTCTGCAAATGGTATTTTTACTTTATTAGATGTAATATAAATGGATGTACCATCTTTATTTATATCTTCTTCAATTAATGTGCCAATTGGTTGTGAATCTAATTCTGGATTTTGTTTATTACGAATTAATATAGATGGTGATGATGTCTTATCATCTTCCGTTAAAAATAATTCGGAAAATCTTATAGTATTACCGGCTCTACCACTTATAATGGTATCTCCATCTTTTGGTTTTAGAAATTTAATTTTCTCATTAACATCTACTTTATCTTCTTTATCAACTTTATTGGTTTCAGTTTTTCCACCGGAATTGGTTGTACTTTTTAACTTAGATGCGGATGTATCTTTTCCGGCCGGCTCTAATTCTTTTTTTGAACCACGTTCGTATGTAATATAATCTCTTCTATAATTTGGATATATTGTATTTGTATATGGTAAGTAAAACGTTTGTTGATTTCTACCAAACATTTTTAAAATAATAACAGTTTCTCCTTTTTTTGGGAATGTAAAATTATTTTTATCAAATGGATATGCGTAATCATCTTTCTCAATAGTATCTTCAAATAAATAAGTTATTGCACCATATAATCTGGCATCGGTATCTGCGAATGTAGTATTTTCATTGTAGATACTTACATTATCACTAACACGATTCTCCACCAATGGAGTATTTGTACCATAGACATTATCTACCGTTGCTAAAAATGATTTAACGTCATTCATTATAATTTTGTTTTAATTTCTTCAATTTCAATTTCTAAATCAACCATTTTTTCTTTAGTTTTTTCTTCTACTGCGTTTATTGTATCTTCCATGTCCGCAAGTAATTGTTCCTTCTCATGTTCACTTAACCAACCATCTTCTCCAATACCCTTTGCTTCTGCTGCAGCAAGTCTTTGTGCAATTGTTGCAAGTTTAATTAAGTGGTCATCGTTTTTAACTGATACTTCAATTAAATCTTTTATGATGGGTGCAATCACAGTTGCTTCTCCTACATTACGAATTAATTTTCTTAATGATTCTATTAATTCAGAAATATTTTTCTTTTTGTTTTGTTGATTTTCGTATATATCTTTGAACAATGATGATAAATTCTTACCATCAAATAATTGAAATTCGTTTGCCATTTTATATGTTTATGTACTAATAATTATTTACTTATTAAAAACTTACCCAAAACTAAGTAATCCATATCACAATTATGAAATGTCCAAATTGCTTTTTGTGGGTCATTCGTCATTGTATGGTCTTTTAAATTGAATGATGTATTCAATAGAATGGGTGCTCCTGTTAGTTTTTCGAATGCTTTAAGTAAATCGTAGTAAAGTGGGTTATCTTCTCTTTTAAGTGTCTGTATTCTTGCAGAATTGTCAACATGAGTTACTGACGGAATATTTACATCCTTTTTAACTTTGACAACCTGATTCATATACGGAACATCTTCTTCCGATAGAAAATACTTTTGATAATCTTCAATTGTAACTGTTGGAGCAAATGGCCTAAACATTTCTCTCTTTTTGACAACCTTATTAATTCTATCTCTAATATCGGATAAATGTGGATTACCTAATATAGAACGATTACCCAATGCTCTTGCACCAAATTCGGTTCTACCTTGAAACCAACCTATGATATTACCATCATTAATTAACTTTGCAACTTCTTTACATAATATTTCATCCGTATCAAACATTACAACTTTACTTCTATGATTTTGTAATATAACTTTAAGTAATTCAGGAGTAGTCCATTCTTCACCCAAATATGGAGATTGATTATCACCATCTTTTACTTTTGGATTACCAAGTACAATATGGTGTTGATATAAACATGCACCGATTGCCGAACCACTATCCGATGGAGCAAATGGAATCCAAACATTTTTAATTGATGTAAATCTTTTAAGTTTTCCATTGGCAGTTCCGTTGTAAGCACATCCACCACCCAGTACTAAATTTTCACATTCCCATATATTAGTAATTCTATTAATAATAAAATAGAAAGCACTTTCATACCATCTTTGTAATGAAGCAGCTAAGTCTTTATGATGTTGTTCTATTGGTTCATCTTTGAAACGTGGAGGAAATCCAATTAAATCAATAAGCTTTTGATTAAACATATCGTTATCCGATGTATGCCATGTAAAATAAGACATATCCATCTTTACGATGTCTATTTCACCACCGGTTATTACAACCTTATCAAATATATTATCATATCGTTGATTGTCACCATATGGAGCAAGTCCCATTACTTTGTACTCACCTTCATTTGGTTTAAATCCTAAATAAGCAGTAAATGCTGAATAAATTAATCCTAATGAATGTGGGAACTCTAATGTTTGTATTTTGTGAAACCCCTTACTATCACACATTGTAGCATATACCGAATGTCTTTCACCTACACCATCAATTGACAAACCAATTGCTCTATCAAATGGTGATGTATAATATGAAAGTGCCAAATGTGATAAATGATGATGTGTGTAAGTAATAATACCATCATATCCAATGGATTTTAATAATCCTTTTAAATTACCCTCACTTTGATTCCATCTTTTTAAAAATTGCCTCCATTTCATTGGATATCGTAAACCACCCCACTTACCTATTGATTCCCTAACTCTTTCAAATTTATCATTTGGATTTTCATACCAACAAACCATATCAATTTCATCAATTGTTATTTTTGTATATTCTAAACACCATTGAATTGCCTTAAACGGAAAAGAACTATCATGTTTTTCACCAGATAGTTTCTCTTCTTCAATTGCACATATTATTTTACCATCTATAACTAATGTAGCTGCCGAATCGTGGTAAAATCCTGATAAACCTAATTGTATCATAATTAAATTTTTATATCACCATATTTATCAAATTCATTATATAATTCCATTTGTCTATCTTTCATTTTGTTGACAACTTTGGTAATATAATGAGTAGGATGGCCGGTCATTTCTCTAATAAGTAAATATAATGATTTTTTATTAAAGTTTTCTATATAATTTGCTCTTCTAAATAATTCTAATACGGAATCTGCTATTTGAATATCTCTCTTTTTAGTAAAATAATTTTCTAAATGTTTATCCCAATATTCTAACATTCTAACATTAAAAGTTCTATGTTCATCATTTCTTTCTTCCTCTCTAAAATTATTTTCAGTATCAAATGATTCAGGTAAGCCGGACATTACATCTGTATCTTTATACCTTTTATAGTTTGCATTATTATTTAAAATAAGATAATTTCTTGCAACAATAGTAAAATAAGAAAACGCTTTACCCTTTCCCGCTTTGTACATATGAATTTTTTCAATCATAAATGCAACAACCTCTGCCATTACATCTTTTGGGTCATCATCAAAATAAGTAAATTTCCATTTATTATAAACTATCTCTGCAAGTTTGTCAAATGCAGATGCAATTCTTTCTCTATATAATTTATCTTTAATATATTGGTCATCGGTTAGATTATACTCAATTATTGCATCTTCGGTATCCTTTGGAAAGTATTGTCTATTCGGCCCCCTTTTTTTTCTAATTGGCATTTTGTTTTGTTTTGAATTTTTCGATAGTTTCTTTTATTTGATAAAATATAGAACCTACTTCATCATCCTTCTCAAACATTTCACGACTATCAATCAATCGTAATGCTTCCAGTAATGCTTCGTTTCTTTCTAATTCCTTTTGTAAAAAGGTATCATTATCTTCAATGATATCTTCGTATTTTTCTAATTTGTTTAAAAGATTATAAATTGCAAATGATAATGCAATTACTAATACTGATAATATTGTGATTATTGTGTATAACATAATTAAACGATTTCGTATCCTTGTAAAAAATATTTGTTTGCATTTTTGAATTTAATTTCAACCATTTCACCTTCTTTAGATTTCATTACAATTTTATCGTTTCTACCATATGTTTGTGTTTTGACAATCTGTGTGTTATACACTCTATCTTTAATTGTAAATCCGTCTAAATGGTCAATTTCGTGTTGAACAATTACGGTCATCATGGTTTCTTTTGAAATTGATTCATTTTGTTTATCCCCATCAGGATTAATTTCAAAAGTCAACTCACCCAAATTATCAGTATCAACTACAACTTTACAAGCTCTAATTGTTTTAATTGGTTTAGTAAGTGTTGATGGAATCGATAAACAACCTTCGAAGAATAAAAATCCTTCTTTTGATTTTTCTTTAATAACCGGATTTACTAAAAACAATTCTTCATCTCCAAATTGAATTAAACAGACTCTTTTCTTAATTCCAATTTGTGTTGCCGAAATTCCTAATCCTGGATGTTTTACTAAAGCTTCCGTTAGTTGTACTCTTAACATATCCGCTTCATATTGTTTAAATTCTGTTTTAGGAGTTGGTGTTTTTAGATATTCTCTAAATTCTGCCGATTCTAATCCTAATTGATTTTTGTCTACTATTAATTTCATTTTTTATTTTTTAAGTCCATATTTTATAAATTTATACCAAATTCTTTCATGTAGGTAATATTGTATAGGTTTGTATACCAATTCTGCCATTCCAAATGCTGCTCCAACTTTAATTGAACCACTTACCCACCACATTATTAAAAACCCAATAAGAGTACTTAAAATACGATATGATATGGTTTTAGCAATGTGTCTTTTATAAGTTACAATCATATTAACGTTTTATTCACTTTTTTATCAAAATCATAAAAAAATACCATACTATATCGTTCACCATCTAAAACAGGATTTACTCTATGTTCAATGGTTTTATCGGTTATAATAC